AAAGGATTGACGCAGTAGAAAAAACAAAATAGAAAGGCAGGCCAAATGAAACTATGGACCAATAACACCAACGCAGTCACTGTAGTCGATGACAATAAGCTGTGGCCGCGCTGTAGCTACATCCTGCCCGACGAGTTAGTCAACCCGCCATTCAACGATGCAATACCCGTACCGCACTTAATTAAGCCGTACTACCCAGGCCGAGCCGAGGGTGGGACAACAGCGGTCTACCGCGCCGGTGCAATCGGCGATGCCATCATGGCAACAGGGGTGATCCGTTACCTAACCGAGACTTCGGGGGGTGCGGTCGATGTCTACTGTCCTGCCCGCAATATGCCCTTGTACGCTGGGCTGGGAGCGCGGCTGTTGCCATTACCCCCAACCGCTGAGGCGTGGGCATCCTATGACGCGCACGTTGTGCTGGATGATCTCTTCTCTGGCAAGGTAGGCGGCACGGAGCTTGGCACTGGTGCTGGCAATCACTACGACCGCATCTACCTGTGGATGGGGGCGGAAGGGATTGTTGCTGATGTCAATGGCAAGGCTGGGGATGTTCGGTTAGTCGACGCAAAGTACAAGAAGCCTTACCTCTACACAGTCCAGCCCGATACCGATGAGTTAAAGAAATTAAATCTCTGGCCGTTACCGACCAAGTATTTTGCCTATCACGTTTCGTCTTCTGGTCCGACCCGCACCTATCCGCCCGCGCTGGGTAAGCTGGCAGTCGAGGCTTTGCTGGAAGCGTTCCCCGACCATCATGCAGTCATTATCGGAATGGATAAGTCAGTAGACTTCCGAGTAGACAGCAAGAGGGTGGTGGATTTATTTAACGCCACGGCAAACATACGCACGCTGTTCCCTGTCATCCAAGGGGCAGAGTTTGTGGTTGCGCCGGATTCGTCAGTCACACACATGGCGGCTGGGTTGGATACAGCCTGCGTTAGTTTGTGGGGTAGCTACCATCCCGATGACCGCTGTAAGTATTACCCTAAGTCAGTGCCAGTATTCAAACCCGATACTTGCCCGCACGCGCCTTGCCGTCCGCATGGGGGGTTGCCGCAAGCCAAGTGTAAGGACGCAACTAACCGCACCAAGAAGACTCAGATGTGGTGCAATGCGCTGCGCAATATAACAGCGCAGGATATTGTCGAGGCGGCGAAGAAGGTGGTGGAGGAAGTTAAAGAAAGCAAATAACTAACTGGCGTTGTGGTCCGCAGGGAGATCCTGCGGCGGGCAGTTCCTCAGTGTGTGTTCGCCTCTTGAATCAGCAGCCAGTTTGAATTTTAATATGAGTACAATAAAAGCAATAGAAACCGAATTCAATGGGGTTAAGTACAGGTCAAGGAACGAGGCTAGGTGGGGCATATTTCTGGGTTGTCTTGGTATTGAATTTGAATACGAGCCAGAGGGTTATGAAATAAAGATTGGAGATGAAACAATAAGATACTTGCCAGATTTCTTTATACAAAAACAAACTAAATTTGACAAAGATTTATATATAGAAATTAAGCCATCTTCGGATGATATTATCATATCAAAATTTGATCGAAGCAAAGTTGATGCATTTAGTGAACACAAGGCAATTACTATCCTGGGATCATTAAAAGCCTATAAAGATGATTTGTGTAGTGGTGATGGATCAACAGTGTGGGAGAGGTATGGCCTGCATGGACCCGATGGAAGTGATTATGGATATTTGTTCTGTCAATGCGTGGATTGTGGATGCTGGGGTTTTCAATTTCATGGCCGTTCCGCTAGATTGGATTGCTGTGACGAGAACAAGAACAATCAAACAGATCATAAGAAATATAATTCTTATCCTCCAGCAATTGATTTGGCATTTGACTGTGCCTTGAATTACAGGTTCTGGAAATGACCCCCGCACAACGCCAAGCTGAAGAGATCGTAGGCCAAGTGGATTGGCAGTCCGAGAACCACGGGCTGTGCAAGTGTCCGGGCGAGGCTGCGCATACAAGCCACACTCGCATCCGTGATACCACGGTGTTCGTAGATGGCGCGCCGACTATCTTCTGCTGGCATACTTCCTGCACGCCGTATCGGGATGAGGCTAACCGCAAGTTGCGCCGAGCCATAGGTGGCGATGTTCTCTACAAGCCCACCAACATTATGTCGGGTGGTACTGCTGCGCCTAAGCTAGTCATCAAGAAAGACCCGCACGCCGAGGTGTTGGATAGGATCAAGACGATTGCTGAGTCAAACAAGCAACGATACTTGACTCACTACAATTGGGACCCAGCGGATATGTACGAGGAAAGTCCAGTAAAGCTAGGCGATCCAGCGCAGGACTATCACTTGTTTCTCTCGATGTTTAATGTCGCTGACAATATCTGGATTGGTGATGTCAAGGACAGTGGCAGGCATCCGCAGAACTTTAGGTCGGCTTGGGACTGGAAGAAGTTAGACGAGCCAATCGGGCAGTACACCACTGGCGCGACCTACAAGCCAGATACGGTTAGCCGATCCAATGACACCGTTGAGCATAGGGTGTTCCTCGTTGTCGAGTCAGATGTGTTAACTAAGCCAGAGATGGGCGCGGTGTTCCAATTGATGCGTGATTTGTTCAGCATGAAACTACACGCTGTTGTGGATACTGGCGGAAAGAGCTTGCATGGTTGGTTTGAGATGCCACCAAAGAACGAGTGGGTGGATCAGTTAAAAGCTTTTCTTATTCCGTTAGGATGCGATCCTGCAACATTCAAACCCAGTCAACCCGTTAGGATTCCTGGGGCAAAAAGAAACGACAAGATGCAAAGCCTGCTTTGGTTTTGCAAAGGAGGAAAATGATAGAACCAGCCGTAGCACTTGGGATCAAGCCGAAGACGGATGAGTGGCCGCCGATTAAATCTTATGCACAACTTATCAAAGAAGACTTACCCGCACCAGAGACACTAATTGAGGGGATGTTGCACCGAGGCGGGAAGATGTTGCTGGGTGGGGGAAGCAAGGCGTTTAAGAGTTGGAGTCTAATCGACCTAGCCCTTTCGTTACACGCTGGCGTGCCCTGGTGGGGGCAACAGTGCAAGATGTCGCGGGTTTTGTTCATCAATTTCGAGATCCAAGAGTGGAGTTTCCGCAATCGGTTGGCAGATGTTATCAAAGCAAAGGGGCTGGAAGACAAGGCTGATGACTTTGACACATGGACGCTAAGAGGCCACGCTGCCGATTTAACTCTCATCCGTCCTATGATCGAGAAGCAGATTGAAGGTAAGGGCTACCAAGCGATCATCCTCGATCCAAACTATATGCTGATGGGAGAGAGGGATGAGAACAGCGCAGGGGATATGTCCAGCCTGATGAATGAATTTGAGTACCTAGCCACACGCCACAACTTGTCGATCATCCTGTCACACCATTTCAGCAAGGGCAACAAGTCAGGCGCAGAGTCGATTGACCGCTTCAGTGGGTCGGGCGTGTTCGCCCGTAATCCAGATACGTTGGTCGTTCTGACTGCCCACGAGGAGGATGAGAAGAGCTACACTTGTGACATCACACTGCGTAACTTCCCGCCAGTCGATAGCTTTGTCGTGCAGTGGAATTACCCGCTGTTCCAAGCCAACTTCTCACTCAATCCAGATAAGCTAAAGAAGCCAGGTGCGCACAAGGCGGTGGACGATAAAAGGTTCTTAACAGAGATGGGTAGCAAGCAGTGGCAGGCGGGTGATTTATGTCGTCATATCATCGAAAAGTTGGAAGTATCGGAAAGCACGTTTTATAGGTATCTAAAACGCCTTCATAAAGCTAATAAGATATTGTCTGACAGCGGCTTGTATATTGCCAATCAGACCACTTTCTAATCCACTTTCAAAAGACTATCATTCCTTGAGCAGTCAGACCCTTATATATATATAAACATAAGACGCGAAGGAAAGCAGGGGAAGGGGACTCCCTTTGTCCCGTCCCCTCCCCCTTCCCTGCGGTGCTTTCCGAAGCGGCAACTCTGGCGTGTATTTTGGACAAACAAACATTGGCGTGATACAATCGCGAAATGAAATCAAACCGACCAGGCTTATACGCCAACATCAACGCCAGACGCAAGGCTGGCACTAGCCGTCCTAAATCGAAAAGCACCATCAGCCCTCGCATCTACCGGATGATGAAGGCCAAGAAGGGTGGGTTTGCCTCTTGACCGCGAGCAACTGAAGCTGGCGCATAAGTTCATTGGCCTCCTTCAAGCAGAGAACGCTCAACTCCACAGCGTCTTGAGGCTATTAGGGCAACTGGTAGACGATATGAATGCCAACTGCTCGTATGAGGTGTTCGAGGCACAGTGGAATGGGCTGACAGAGCAAGTCAAGAGGCTGTCAGGCTTCTTTGAAAGCCACCAGAAGGCACTCCAGTCGCTTCAGGATGCCTGCCCTGACGAGTTTGACACCGATGAGGTCGATGAAGCATGAACCCTCGTAACCTACCCTGTAACTCACCCCGAAGGACTCCAGGGGGACCAAAGAAGTTTTTAGTAAGGGCTTGCAAGGGTGGTGAGAGCAAGACCATCCGCTATGGCGATCCCAAGATGACCATCAAGAAGAGCAATCCAGACCGCCGTAGGAGCTTTAGGGCTAGGCATGGTTGTGATTCCAAGCCTCCCAGCAAGCTGACAGCGCGGTATTGGAGCTGCAAAAACTGGTAAATATGCCAAAGGTGGCGAAAAATAAGGCTCTAAAACGCTCACAATCGAGCGTAAATGCCGTTTCTAAGCGTCTTCGTAGCAAGGCTGATGCCCGAGACCTTCCAGTGGTCAAATTTAAGGTTGAGGAGCTAGGAAACAAAGCCTGCTGCTGCCGAATCGGACGCTAGATTGCCGTTTTTGCGACTAACCGCTCCCGCTCCCGATCAATATGCCATAACCGCCAACGCTCCCGTTGGCCTGTTGACACCTTGGCATAATGCTCCCGCGATAACTTGCGAGCCTTGCAAGATCCTTTGACGCTCCCGCCCTTTCTGCCAATTTCAGATAGATATTTTCTGACTGCTTCGTCCATGTTTATGCTCCCGTGTTAGGTTGCGCTTCCGTTTGTAGGTTGTACTGGTGCCGGTAGCAATAAGAATCCCCAAGGGGTTGAACCTTGGGGAGAGTGTTATCTTGTCTTAATTTCCTCCGACATCATCTTGTTAATCAGTTTCAGGGAATACTCTCCCCATTGTTCCATAGCTATCTGCACCGCTCTCTTGTAAGATACGCCCTCCTTCTTTGCCATCTTTCTTAAATAACTTTCAGTAATTCCAACCTCATCTAGTTGCTTGGGGTGTGTCATGTGTTCTCCTTGGTGGGGTTATAGGTATCCAGCTTCTCTAAATGAATAAAAGGCAGAGTTTCCGTTTTTACCATCGCCAACTATTATATGATCGTGAGCTTGAATCCCCAGCGTTCTGCCGCCATCCCGAACCTTTCTAGTGATTTCAAGATCCGCAGGGGATGGGCTTGGGTTCCCGCTTGGGTGGTTATGCATTACCACCACACCATAGGCTAACGAGGCAACGGCAGATCTAAGTATTTCCCTTGGGGTCGTGGCGCATTCGTTTATTGTGCCGACGGCGACCATCTGCCAGTTCTTCACCCCTAACTTTGTATTGAGATTAAACACCACCACCGCCTCCTTTTCCGCATCAAACCAAGGCGCAGGGGTGACAACCTTGTGCCATAAATCGACTAACGCTTTCGGCGTGTCGCATTTTGTTCCAGCCTCCTCGCAAACTTTGGATATAACTTTAATTTCATTTACATATTTCATGTGTGTTTTGATTTCCTTTCACCTGTTCCACGCTCCCGATCTTACTGGGCTGCGCTTCCGTTGGAGTGGGTAAGCCTATCGGCTCAATCCATCCTCTCCCTCCCACTTGGTTAGAATGGGAGGACGAGGCGGGACTAGGCCGCGGCTTTGTTTGTAAGGGTCCGGATTGACGAGAAAAAGATTCGGACAAGAATGTCCGCATCTTCTAATCCCTGCCTGACGGCGTTACTATCGCAAGGCAATCCCAGCGCCTGCAATAGATACAAAGTTCGGCGGAGTAGTCGCAGTTGCTCCAGCGTTTCGCGGAATTTCTCCGTAAATTCTTTCGCAGATGGCGAACCCTCGGCTTGGCCGTGGGCATAATAAGCCGCCAGCGACTGATTAAGGATTGTATCTGCTACCCTCGCTCCTGCCCGATCTTCTGGCAGACTTGCTGCGAGTGTTGCCATGTCTGCGGTAAATGAGCGTAGACGATCGCTCAAGTCTGGAGACTTGCGTTCTGGTTGGATTGTTTCAATTTTGTTTTTCATGTGTTCTTTTTTTCCTTTTCTTTTTGGTTTGTTAGGTTTGGCTATCGCCTCACCTCTCCTCTCCCCTTGCGAGGGAGAGACGAGGGGAAACTACTTTTTCCCGATACTTCGGAACATAATCCACACGAAGCCGATTATAAGCCCGCCGTGGAATAACCCCAGCGCGTAGGTAGTGGGCTGGTTCATCGCCAGACCTCCTTTCTTATCTCCGCGCTCCATTCCATTCCATTCCGCACCGCCCATCTTAGAGCGCTAGCGTAGGAAGTGAATCGTGCGAAGAATTGACCGCATGAGTTGTAGACGGCGTAATGGTGTTTATTCATTTTAGTTGATTCTATAAATGAAGAAGCCGCCTGTTTCATTTTCTTCCCCATCATAAGACGAAAGAAAGTGGCCTCGACCATCCGCAGAGATTGCTTCCTCCACGAATCCGTCAAGTCCTCCATCTGTCTTTTCTATTAGAGCAAGGATTGCATCGTTTGCGCCTTCGCACTTCTTGGACTGCATAGCCTCCAACGCTTCGGCTAGTTCTTGCGGTAGGTTGCAGTATTCGCAGATAAAACTTGAGCGAAAAGCCCAAGCGGAATCTTTGATATATTCCTTACAAGCCTCATCAGCTTCTTTATCCGTTCCGACTGCGTATTCTCCCCTGCCAGCGGAAAATACCTCCAATCCGTAATGTGTATGCTTTTCAAGCGTGATGTCGTCGGGATCATGCCCGCTCTGATCTGCTACTGCTTCGATTGCATTTACTGATTTTATCATGTGTGCTTCTCCTTATTTTCTTTTATGCCTTGGGCAATCCGAGCGGATTCTCCCTCGACAAAGCCAACACTAATGCAAGCGGGAGGGATGTCAACTCTTTTTAATTATTATTTTTATGGTAAAGGGACTCATGGAAGAATCTGGCGCAACTCCTAGCGCAATCGAAAAAGCGAAGAATGGGCGTGACATATTCACCGATAAGATTGCAAACGAAATTGTAGCAGCGTGCGGGAGTGGGTTTACCTTGGAGAAGGCCGGCGCACTTGTGGGTGTGAATCCTTCCACGATTCGCACCTGGGCGCAGCGTAAGCCCGATTTCGGCAAGAGAGTCGAGACGGCCAGAAAAAAGCATGAGTTATCCTTATTGCGTGACATCCAGCTTGCGGGCGAGAAAAGCTGGCAGGCTAAGGCATGGCTTGCGGAACGCATTTACAATCATGGAGTTCCGTCCGCTAGGCTACAAGTTTCCCAAGATGTCACCCATGGTATCAGCGGAAACTTGGCGCAATTGCTGGCGGGGATAAGGGGAAGGAAGCAGGCCGAACCCAAGCCAGCTCAAGTCATAGAATCAGAACCCGCAAACATATCCCAAAAGGGACAAAGTAAACACAATGTTTATTGTGCGACATTAGAAAATGTCCAATCTACTCTAGTAAAATTGCCTAGGAAAAGAAAATTAGAAATGAGACGAAGAAAGCCAAGAGCAGAGTCCTTGGCCAAGTATCCACCCACCACCACGCCCCCCCTACCGCCCCCAGCCGCCGTTTAATACGCATAACCCCCCCCAAATAATTGTGGCTTAAAACAAAAAGAGGTCATAAACGCCACTATGCCAAAACCCCCCAAACGTAGTCAAGAAGAAATTTTAGAAGACCTTGCTAAACCAGCCAACTTCGCCTCTAACGCCCTTGGCATCAATCTGTATGACTGGCAAAGAAAGGTGTTACGCGATTTAGAACCTAAGGACTGTCGCGTAGCCCTGCGTGCAGCCAATGGCTCCGGCAAGACCAGCACCGTAATTGCAGCCGCTTTGATATGGCACGCGCTAGTTTACCAGCGTTCCATCGCTGTCACGACCGCTGGCGTGTTCCGTCAGGTGGAATCACAACTCTGGCCTAGCCTGCGCCATCACATTTCTAAACTCGGCGGGGCATGGGAGGTGACATCTGGCGAGATCCGCTACCTCCACCCCAACGGCAACACATCACGCATTATCGGCTACTCAGCGACCGATGCAGGGCGGGCTGAAGGCTGGCACGCCGAAGACCACGATTCTCATCCATTGCTGATGGTGGTGGACGAAGCCAAGACCGTAGCCGACCCGCTGTTTGAGGCTATCAGCCGGTGTCAACCAACTAGGCTTTTGATCGCATCCAGCCCAGGCGGGACTAGCGGCGCGTTCTACCGAGCGTTTACCAAGGAGGCAAATATGTGGAGTAAGCACGCTGTCACCGCCTTTGACTGCCCCCACATCACACCAACCCAGATTGAGGAAGTGGTGCAGCGATATGGCGAGAAACACCCGCTGACCCGCTCAATGGTTTACGGCGAGTTTGTTGACATAGGGGCGGAGAGTCTGGTGATTAGTCTGACCCAGTTGCAGAACTGCCACAACCAACCCCCCGACTTTAAGCCTGGAACCCGCAGAGCTGGCGTAGACTTTGCTGCTGGTGGCGATCAGAACGTGCTTTGCATAAGTGACGGCAACAAGGTGCTACCCATGATCGCATGGCGCGAAAGGGATACGATGTCTGCGGTGGGTAGGTTTATTGTGGAATTTAAGAAGGCTGGGTTAAAGCCAGAGGATATTTATGCGGATGCAAGTGGCTTGGGTATGCCGATGTGCGATGCGTTGGCTGAGGCGGGCTGGGAGGTTAACCGAGTTAACTTTGGCTCTACTGCCTACGACACCGATGCGTATACTAATAGAGCAGCCGAGATGTGGTACAACATGGCTAAGAAGATTGAAGCGGCTGAAGTCATACTGCCTGAAGACGAAGACTTAACCGCACAGTTAACTTGTCGGCGCACGATCACCAACAGCAAAGGCAAACTGGGTGTGGAGTCTAAGGACTCGATGCGGTCTAGGGGGCTAGCCTCACCCGACCGAGCCGATGCCCTTGCTTTGTGTTTAAGTGGTGGCAATGTTAACCTTGACTTGACTTTCCCCACCGAGCGTCCAACTTGGCGGATGTTAAGTCAGATCATGTCGGAGGCGAGTGACCCCGTTATGGCTGGCTTTGACGCAGGAGGATAAACACTATGAATATATGGAACTGGATTACCGCAAACTGGCAAGAGATTGTCGCCGCTGTTGGTGGCGTTGTCTTGGCCGCACGCATCATTGTTAAACT